CTCAGGCAAAGACTTTCATCTATGCTTTCCTATACGGCGCAGGAGACGCCAAGATTGGAAGCATCGTCGGAGGAACTGCAGGAGATGGCAGTAAACTTAGGAGGCGCTTTCTACGAAACACACCTTCTCTTGAAGCTTTACGAGAACGAGTTGGAGAAGCGTCTAGGAAAGGTCACCTCATCGGACTCGACGGACGGAAACTCTGGGTCAGATCAGAACATAGTGCACTGAATACCTTACTACAGGCAGCAGGTGCTATCGTTATGAAGAAGGCTCTAGTGTTACTAGACGACTACGCAACGCAACACAAGATTGACTACAAATTCATAGGGAACGTGCATGACGAGATACAATCAGAGGTGGTTACAGAACAAGCAGAGAAGTACGGGTGGCTTGCAGTCGAGTGCATCAAGGCGGCTGGTCTTTCATTTCAACTCAGATGCCCACTCGACGGAGAGTACAAAGTTGGATCAACGTGGGCGGAGACACACTGAGGATACTTTTATGGATTCTTGCAATACTTGCGGTGTTGAACTCACAGAACAAAACTGGAACCCAAGCTGGAAAAGGGAGGGTAGGCTACAGTGTAAAGATTGCAACAAGAAACATAACGACAAATCCAACTTAAAAAGGATGTGGGTAAACGGAAAATACATACCACAAAAACACCCTCTGTACAAACCCGGACGCTACAAGACGTTTACTGACGCAGCTTTTGACAGTCTAGCGAAGTACGAACTGAGTCGTGAGGGACAGGTGTACATCATAACCAACCCTAACTTCCCTGAGTGGGTCAAGGTAGGCATGGCTGTGGACTCAGAGGACAGACTCAATGGATACCAAACGTCGTCACCGTTCAGAGATTACTCGCTGTTCACCAACTGGCCTGTGGCTGACCGACGATCTGCTGAGTCAGAGGCACACAGTCTGCTAGAGAAAACTTATGGTCGCAAGGGTGAATGGTTCAACTGCACACCAGAGCAAGCCAGAGACTCTATCGCTGAACTAATGGAGCAACATAAATGAAAAGTATTTACTCACTGGTAGACGACATCTACGCTGTGGTTGCTTCCAAGGAAGTGCCAGAGGACGTAGACCTCTACGAAGAGATAGAAAACTTTGGCGAAGGTTGCAAACGCCTGATGACTAAGCTGTTCACAGAGCAACGTGACGGACGCAAGCTCCGAATGTCTAACATCGGGCGCGACGACAGGTATCTGTGGAACGCGGTCAATAACTCTGATGTGCAAGAGGAGATGACGCCTAACACGCACGTCAAGTTTATGTACGGGCATCTGATTGAGGAGATGCTGTTGTTTCTCACTAGACTCTCAGGACACGAGGTGACTGATGAACAAAAACAGTGTGAAGTTTCGGGCATTATCGGTCATATGGACTGCAAAATTGATGGTGTTGTCACTGATGTTAAAAGCACTTCCACTTTTGGGTTTAAAAAATTCAAAGACGGAAGTCTGGCTTATGATGACCCGTTTGGGTACGTTGCTCAAATTAAAGGGTACGCACACGCCGAAGGTGAAACATCGTTTGGTTGGTTAGCGATGGACAAACAGAACGGACACCTGACGTACCTCATGTACGACTCTGCAGATACGCAGGCTCCGGTGTACGACAAGATAAGCTACGACATAGAGGAGCGCATAGAGCACATAAAAAAGCTCGTAGAGCAACCAGAGTGGCCGGAGGTTTGTCACAAGACCGTACCAGACGGCAAAAGTGGGAATCAAAAGCTCGCCGTTGGTTGTTCTTACTGTCCCTACAAGTTTACATGCTGGCCCGAAGTAAGAACATTCCTGTACTCAAGTGGTCCAAGATATTTAACAGAGGTGTTCAATGAGCCGAAGGTCACGGAAATCCAAGCGCAGCAACTTTAGGTCGGGGTTTGAAGAAGATGTTGCAAAGCAGTTACAACCATTTGGTTTTAGTTACGAACCGTTCCAAGTCCCGTACAGGATTGAACGAAAGTACACACCCGACTTTGTGTACGAGTACAGAGGACGGACGTACCTCATTGAGTGCAAAGGATACTTTCGTGCAGGAGACACGCAGAAGTATAGAGCGATCTCTAAGTGTCTCCCGGAGGCACAAGAACTCATCTTTGTACTGATGAAGCCTAATCAGAAAGTGAGTAAAAGTACCAAACTTACTATGGCTGAATGGTGTGACAAACACAATATTCTATGGTATAATATAGATACACTTAAGGAGTTGGTTGATTATGTCTCTGACACTAGAAGAAATTAAGGAGCGGCTGTTGCGGTTGTACGACCCTGACGATTTTCTGGAGTCTCTACAAATTTCATCAGAAGAAATACTGGACAGATTTGAGGATAAACTCATACGCAGACTCGACGAATTTCAAGAGGAGCTAGAGGAAGAATATGCAGAATGAGTGGAACATGACTGAAGACGACTGTGCAAAGCTAGAAAAAGACTGTGAGAAGCTGCGTAAGAACTGTCAGGAAAGTAGATCCATAGACGATATTACTACAGAGGAGTGGGATAGGATGTCTAAGACCTTCATAGGTAAGTTGCACCACCCTCAGGACAAGCACGACCCTGTGGCACAGCCAGATCACTACAACAAGGGAGCTATTGAGGCCATTGAAGCAATCAAGGCGTCTATGCACCCACAAGAGTACAAGGGATATCTAAAAGGAAACTGTCTGAAGTACCTGTGGCGTTACGAATACAAGAACGGCATAGAAGATCTACGGAAGGCTCGTGTCTACCTAGAGTGGTTAATCAAGGAGGTTGCCTTGTGAAGATCATAGAAGGTAAGTTTGGGACAAATACAGAAGAAAAGGAGATAACAACGGCTGAGTTTCTGACTGCGTTTGCAGCTAAGGCTCAGATACAGGAGACTGAAGGCAGGAAACCTAAGGTGGTAGTAGTAATGTACGAGGACGGTCAGATGTTTGAAGTAGCGTCCAACGAACAGTACCCTGATGGGGTATACATGCTACTACAGTTAGCAGCACAAGCAATCATTAACGAAACGCTAGGAGTAACAGAATAGATGGACGCATATCAACAGTACATACACAAGTCTAGGTACGCTAGGTACTTGCCAGAGGAGCAACGCCGGGAGACTTGGGAAGAAACAGTAAACAGGTACATCAACTTCTGGGTAGACCGTGGACACCTCAACGACTTTGACGTATCAGAGATATTCAAGGCAGTCCATGACCTAGACGTAATGCCCAGCATGAGGGCGCTGATGACTGCGGGAGACGCACTGGAACGTGACAACGTAGCAGGGTTTAACTGTAGCTACCTACCCATAGACCACCCTAAGGCCTTTGACGAACTGATGTACGTGCTTCTGTGTGGCACAGGCGTGGGCTTCAGTGTCGAGCGTCAGTACATACAGAAGTTACCGGAAGTTGCGGAGGAGTTTCATGCAACCGATACAGTTATTAATGTTGCGGATTCAAAGATCGGATGGGCGAAATCGTTTAGGGAACTGGTATCACTGCTGTATACAGGTCAAGTCCCACAATGGGACATTAGTAGAGTACGACCTGCAGGTGCCGCACTCAAGACTTTCGGAGGTCGTGCAAGTGGTCCAGAACCTCTCGTTGATCTCTTCAAATTTACAGTTGAACTCTTTAAGACAGCATCTGGACGAAAACTTAGCTCCATTGAATGTCACGATCTTTGCTGTAAGATTGCTCAAATCGTCGTCGTCGGAGGAGTCAGGAGAAGCGCCCTTATCAGCCTCAGTAACCTCACGGACGACAGGCTCCGAAGATGCAAGCACGGACAGTGGTACATAGATGAACCCCAGCGTGGTCTGGCGAACAACTCAGCGTGTTACACAGAGAAGCCAGACTTTGAAGCCTTTCTTAACGAGTGGACTAGCTTATATGAATCTAAATCTGGAGAACGAGGTGTCTTTAGCAGAGTCGCAAGTCAAAAACAAGCTGCAAAAAATGAACGAAGAGATGCTACCTACGATTTTGGAACTAATCCATGCAGCGAAATCATCCTCAGACCCTACCAGTTCTGCAATCTTTCAGAGGTTGTTGTTAGGCCACAGGATACACTCGCAAGTCTCAAACGAAAAGTTAGGGTTGCGACTATCCTTGGGACTCTTCAGGCCACCCTCACCAACTTCAGATATCTCAGAAATATTTGGAAACTAAACACAGAGGAAGAGGCACTGCTGGGTGTATCGTTGACAGGCATCATGGACCATCCAATGCTGTCAGGCAGAGGAGACAAGGCCAAGCTGAAGAAGTGGCTTACGGAGATGAGGGAGGAAGCAATTGAAGTTAACAAGCAGTGGGCAGAGAAACTGGGTATCAATGTATCTACCGCTATCACTGCGGTTAAGCCTTCAGGCACTGTTAGTCAGTTGGTCGATAGCGCTAGTGGTATCCATCCTCGTTATAGTGCACAATACATACGCAGAGTACGTGCAGATGCTCGTGACCCACTTTGTGCCGTCTTAGAGGCCGCAGGAGTGCCTGTGGAGGACGATGCTATGTCACCCAGTACTAGGGTATTCTCCTTCCCTATTGCGTCTCCTGAGGGCGCTGTGACAGCCTCAGACATGGGTGCTATGGAGCAGTTAGATCTGTGGGAGATATATCAGGACTACTGGTGTGAACACAAGCCGTCCATGACGTGCTACTACAGGGACAACGAGTTTCTGGAGGTGGGACAGTGGTTGTACAACAAGTTTGATAAGGTCAGTGGTATCTCTTTTCTACCTTACTCAGACCACACGTATCAGCAGGCACCTTATGAGCCTGTGGACAAGGCCACCCTCAAGGCACTACAGAAGGGCTTTCCGACCCAGATTGATTGGGACATCAATGAAGCCTCTGATATGACTGAGGGTAGCCAGCAGTTAGCCTGTACAGGGAACAACTGTGAACTTTAGGGTGCTGGCATTAGTTATTCTTATGTTACCAGCGTGTACTGTGGTCACTACTTCTGACCCACAATGGGAGTGGCCTCAAGACATGAAGAATATAGAGTAACCGTTAGGCTTGCCTACGTCCTCTGGCTTATCTTTAGGGTCATGGGACGTAGGTATTCCTTCAGCCTGCATCTTCTTGATGCGTTCCTTTGACTTCTGGCACATACTGTGGTAGTCAATGGATGTGTAGCTTACTGTGTGCTTATCTTTGTTCTTCATCTTTTCCCCCGGCTGCTAACATTCCTGTCCTTGCTACGTTACCACCTACGTTCATGTAGTCTTCTAACTTAGCGGTCCCTTTATAGTCTCTGAGTACTCTTGCTTGGTAAGCTGTGTCACTTTCGTTCTTGTTCCTAGAGATTCCTGTAAGCTCTTCTATTTTAGACAAATCAGTTGGGCCTTTTTTGCCTCCTGACTCTCCTTTTTCTTGTTTTTTACCTATGTCAAAAGACCTTATAGGTGTCGCCGTAAGGTGTGCGTTTCCACCGGCAGGATTCATGCCAAACATGTCGTGACCGTCAGAGATCATTGTGTACGCTTTATTGTTGTTTACATCTATAGCAATCCAATCGTTTACTCCACCTAAGTCTTGTGCAGTAGAAACGTGATTATCTGAGAAGGAGTAAATACCGTTTCCTCTGTCTTTTAGTGTAACTGGCTTGGCGTCTTTGAAAAAGTTAAGGGCTTGTTGTTGTGCTTTTGTAAGCTCTTTGTTGTTTCTTTGATTACGAATACCTGACCAGTAATTATCTCTGAGTTTTCCCGGAGTTATGTCTTCAGGCAGTTTGTTAAGTGCTTTTGCTCTGTTTACCCTGTCCTTGTGGCTGTGCTTCGCTACCTTAATAAACTCTTTGTAAAACTCCAGCGGTTCTGCGTCAGGCAGA